TGTTCTTCCAAGGTAAGCCACTAAACGAAGAAAACGTATTTCATATGAAGCGTGAGTTGGGCGATATCATCTGGTATTGGGTCAATGCTTGTCGTGCGTTGAATCTAGACCCTAACGAAGTTATTGCTGAAAACGTCAAGAAACTAGAATCACGCTATCCAGGTGGTTCGTTTGACGTTCATCAATCAGAGAACCGCAAAGCCGGAGACCTCTAATTGGCTTACTTCCCCCTTATCTGCGTTAAATGTCATTATGAGATGAAACGCAGAAGAATCCCGTCACCAAAGAACACATACTTGTTTGAACAAGCTCCCAAGTGTCCTGTGTGTGATGGGACTGAGGGATTCGTGGATACGGGCTGGATGCAGCACAAAGAACTTGACCGCAATAATCTCGAATTATTAAGATTCTTAGCAGGCTCAGCCCCGATACATACAGACAAAGAAAATTATTAGTCAATAGGTGCTCCACTACCTCAAAGTGTGGCGTATAATCCGTCCTTATAGTAGTGTGGCGGTAGAAGATGAGACTAACATCCGATTTATGGGACTACCCTTTGATGCTCAAACGTCTTGCCACTGCAAGCAACGTTTCCCATATCTTAACAGTTGAAAGTTGCCAGGTCATAGTAATTGCGATAGAGGGCCTGGGCTGATTGGACTACCTGATGAATAATGTCCTATAATATCAGCGAACATGGTAACATCCCATTGTGGTTTACGAGACATAGACAATCCTCCGTAGTAATAGTTAAATTCATCATCGCCTATAGTTCCTCAAGAATGTTTTTTGGTGTAGTAGATTTATATCTACTCGCCATTGCCTAAGAATATCTAAAACAAATCCATACAAATAACCCACAGACATTTCCGATAAATACTATATCCGGAGATATCAAATGCCAAGTTTAAACGAATTAAAAGAAGAACTATTTCAAAACCTCAAACTAAGATTAGGTGATGGAATGGTTGATGTTGAATTAGACCCTGAACACTATGAAGCTGCTTATCAATATGCCATTAAGGTATATCGTCAAAGGGCTCAGAATTCAACCGTTGAATCATATACCCTCATGGAATTAGAAGCCCATAAGGACACATATACATTACCTAAAGAATTTATCAATGTCCGTCAAGTATTCCGTAGAACAATCGGCTTAGAAACAGGTCCAGCAAGTTCTAGCTTTGACCCATTCTCCTCAGCCATCTTAAACACATATTTGCTTAACTATAACTATAGTGGTGGTCTAGCAACTTATGATTTGTATGCAGGTTACATTGAATTAGCCGCACGTATGTTCGGTGGTTATGTAATCTATACTTTCAACCCTGTAACAAAACAAATTCGTTTAGTTAGAGATACAAAGGGTTCTGGTGAGAAGATCCTTATTTGGGCTGACATGCAACGTCCAGAAGCAGAACTATTACAAGACCCGGGAGCAGGTGTTTGGATTGGTGACTGGACCCTTAGCGTCTTAAAAGGCACATTGGGTGAAGCACGTGAAAAGTTCGGTTCGATTGCAGGTCCTGGTGGTGGTTCCACATTAAACGGCGCATCATTAAAGAATGAATCAAAAGAAATGCAAGCTACCTTATTGGAAGACTTAAAGCGTTATGTTGATTATTCACAGCCACTAACATGGGTAATAGGATAACCTAAATACTTTTATTCACACTAAAGTCTAGTATAATAAGTATCATTATGATTCTAGGCGTTACAGGACTGATAGGCTCCGGCAAAGACACTATCGCAGATTATTTGGTTACTGAGCATGGCTTCAAAAGAGTATCTTTTGCAGCCAGTCTCAAAGATGCAGTTTCAGCAGTCTTCGGCTGGGACAGAGATATGCTAGAAGGTACGAGTAAAGCTAGTCGTATTTGGCGAGAAGAAGTCGATACTTGGTGGGCTACTCGATTGAACATGCCTCACTTAACCCCAAGATGGGTATTACAACACTGGGGTACAGATGTTCTTAGAAATCATTTCCATACTGACATATGGGTTGCATCAGTTGAAAACAAACTTCGTCAGACTACAGACGATATTGTTATCACTGATTGCCGTTTCTCAAACGAAGTAGACGCTATCAAAAACGCAGGTGGTACAACTTGTCGTGTATTCAGGGGTGATAAACCCGATTGGTATCAGGCAGCAGTTGACTATAACAAAGGTCCTGATGGTAACAGCAAGTGGGCTTTGAGTAAACTAGTATTAGACAAAGCACAAGTTCATGCTAGTGAGTATAGTTCAGTTGGGTTAAACTACGACCACTTTATTCATAATGACGGGACCATTGACGACTTGCAAGAACAAGTCAATCAACTTCTAAGTCTCCCCGTCGCCAGTTAACTTCTTTCTTCTTAACTATCTCAACACAGTTAAGACAGATAGAACGTAGATTAGCCATCTGAGTATTTTCTAAGGTACCGTCAATGTGAAAGACGGTAATCTGACTACTCAACAAACTCTTAAAGCCACATAAATCACATGTGGCTTTTTTCTTGTATCCAGCTTTTTGCCATGATGGTTTATATGGCTTTTTCTTTTGCTTCTTTCGACCACAATCATCACAAATGCTCCTATAGTATGTCTTGCCGTTACGGTTATAGTTAACAGCACATACATTCTTGTTACATTCTTTGCAAATAGGTCTCATCTTGTATTTAGAACCTTTAAAGGTACGCTAATTAGGTGTTTTTGAAATTTTCCGCTAAATATTAATACGACTAGGGCGTTAACCCTCACAATCATAACATAAAGGAAAATAAAATGGCAAATTTAGTGTCTCCAGGAGTCTCAGTAAGTATCATCGATGAAAGTCAATACTTGCCAGGAGCTTCTAGTTCAGTTCCATTAATCGTAGTGGCAACTGCACAAAACAAATTGAATGGCGCAGGCACCGGTGTTGCAGCAGCAACTACAGCAGCAAATGCTAACAAATTACAGTTGTTGACAAGTCAACGTGACTTGACAACTCTTTTCGGTTCACCGTTCTTCTACAAGACTACAACAGGTACACCGATTCATGGCTACGAATTAAACGAATATGGTCTATTGGCAGCTTACTCAGTATTAGGTGTTTCAAATCGTGCATACGTTTTACGTGCTGACGTTGATTTGGGCGCTTTAGTTGGTAAACTAGCACGTCCAGTTGGTGAACCAACTGACGGTACATATTGGATGGATACAACAAACTCAACATGGGGTATCTATGAATTCAACGCTACTACAGGTAAGTTTACAAACAAATTACCAATCGTAATCACAGAAGCAAGCTCAATGGTAGATGGTTATCCAAAAGATAGTATCGGTTCTATCGGTTCTTACGCTGTAATTCCAATGAACATTACAACAGGTCCAAACACTGCTGGTACATACTTCTATAAGAATTATCAAAACAATTGGGTCGAATTAGGTTCAAAAGAATGGAAAGCGTCAATTCCAACAGCAACTAGCAGTACATCAACTGTTAACCCAGGTCAATTCACTATTACTACATCTACTGGTCAAGTTTATGATGTTAACGTAAACAGTGGCGCTACTGTATCAGACGTTGCTAACACAATCAATGGTATCGGTGATTCATACTTGTCAGCTTCGGTTGTATCAGGTAAATTGAATGTGTTCTACTCAGCTCCTGGCGAAAACACATACATCTCTTTCACTGATGGTTCAGGTACTCCTCTAGCACACTTAGGTGGTTTTGCAGTTGGTGAAAACGTATTCTCTCCTGATGTTGCAGTTGGTACAAGTGCTAACATGCCATTATGGTCAGCAAGTCAACAACACCCACACCCAACAGGTTCTGTATGGGTTAAATCAAGTGTATCAGGCTTAGGTGTAAACGCATTATTGTCAAAATTCTCAGCATCAACTGCTTCATATTCTTCAGTTAATGTTGGTTTGTTCGCAACACTTGAAACAGCAAACGCAATTTTAGACAGCACAGGCGGCAAGAATATCCCTGCAGGTACTGTTATCGGTATGTATGCTGGTACTGACGCTGGTGTAGATTCTAACCAATATACAATTCCTAGCATCATTTGGTTCAAGCGTAAAACAACTGGCGCAACAACTGTTGTTGGTACTAACCCATCAGTTTCGTTCTCAACAAGTAAAAACATTATTGTTGGTGTAACTACTCCAGGCTCTAGCACATCTGATGCAGTATATACAGTAGCATGTACTGGTAGTGCAGAAGACTTCGTTCAAGCATGGCAAGCCAGAAACATTCCATACACAACAGCATCAGTTGCTTCAAGTGGTCAAATTGTATTGACACACACAGCAGGTGGCGAGATTTTCTTGACTGACTTCGTTGATGGTCAATCAAACGGTGCTATTGAAGAATTGGGATTCACAATTGGTAGCAACGCACTTGCAACAAAGATTGCATCGTTCACTCGTGAAAACGTAACATACACAACACAGTCAGGTACAAACGCAGTAATTAACGTTACAAATACAGGTACTTATTATGACGTAGTTGTTGAAGACGGTGGTACAAACTTTGAAAATGGCGACACATTGACTATTACAGGTAATCGTCTAGGTGGCGTTACAGGCGTTAACGACTTGGTTCTAACAGTTACATCATCAACAGAAGGTTCAATCGACTCTGTTTCTGTAACATCAGGCACACCTCGTATTAACTTCGTAACTACATTAGCTAACTGGGATCTATTAGATTTTGTTGCTAACGAAGGTGCTCCAGCATCATTACCAGCTAACGGTACTCCATGGTACTATTCTACAGCCTCACAAGTTGACTTGATGGTTAACGTTGGTGGTTCATGGGTAGGTTATGGTATGGCAGGTTATGACGACACTGGTTTCCCTGGTCACAACATCAGTAACGCAACTGATGCAGGTGGTGTAATCGTAAGTGCAACAACACCGTCTACACAAGTTGATGGTTCTCAATTAGTTCCAGGTGATATTTGGTTAGATTCAGGTGACTTAGAAAACTATCCAGCATTGTCACGTTGGGAAATCATTGATGGCGTTGAACAGTGGGTAGCAATCGACAACACAGACCAAACAACGTCAAAAGGTATCTTGTTTGCTGACGCACGTTGGGCAGTCTCAGGTGATGTTGATCCAGTTAATGATCCAATGTCAACTATTGCTGCATTGAGAAATAGTGATTATCTAGATTTAGATGCTCCTGATGCAACATTGTACCCAACAGGTATGATTTTGTTCAACACACGCCGTTCAGGTTACAACGTTAAGAAGTTCACTCGTAACTACTTCACTCAAGCTAAGTATCCAAATACACAGTTGCCAACATACACATATACATGGGTATCAGCAAGTGGCTTGAAAGCAGACGGTTCAGCATATATGGGTCGTAAGGCTCAACGTGCTATGGTTGTCCAATCATTGAAGGCAGCTATCGGTACTAACATGCAAATCCGTGAAGAAGACACATTCTTCAACTTAATCGTAACTCCTGGTTATCCAGAGTTGCAACCTGATATGGTTGGTCTAAACAATGAGCGTAACAACACTGCTTACATCATTGGTGACACACCATTACGCTTGAATGACCAAGCAACTGCTTTGACAAACTGGGCTACTAACGCAGCCGGTGCAACAGCAACAGGTGAAGAAGGTCTAGTTACACGTGACCAATACTTGGGTATCTTCTATCCAAGCGGTATCACAAGTGACTTAACAGGCGCAGCAGCAGTTGTTCCAGCATCACACATGATGTTGCGTACATTCATCAGAAATGATACTATTGCTTATCCTTGGTTAGCGGCTGCAGGTACACGCCGTGGTAACATCGACAATGCTACAAACATTGGTTATATCGATGCAGCTACTGGTGAATTCCAAACAGTTAAGAACAGAATGGGTATTCGTGATGTACTATATTCAAATCAAATCAACCCATTGGCATTCTTCACTGGTGTTGGCTTGTTGAACTATGGTAACAAGAACACACAAGATACACAATCTGCTATGGACAGAACTAACGTTGCACGTTTAGTTGCTTACATCCGTGAACGTCTACAAGTTGCAGCACGTCCGTTCGTATTCGAACCAAACGATGCTCTAACACGTGGTCAGTTGACTTCGGTTGTTCAGTCACTATTCGTTGACTTGGTTGCTAAACGTGGTCTATATGACTACTTGGTTGTATGTGACGAAACAAACAACACTCCTGCTCGTATCGACAGAAACGAGTTATGGATTGACGTTGCTATCGAGCCAGTCAAGGCTGCTGAATTCATCTACATCCCAGTTCGTATTATGAACACAGGTGAGATTGCAGGTCTCAAGTAAAAATGATAGCCCCTTCGGGGGCTATTCTGGTAAGATAAATATATACATAGGAGAATAAAATATGGCAACAGCCTCACAATCACTGTTCAACATGACCGTAGCATCAGATGCTTCATCTAATAGCCAAGGCTTGTTGATGCCTAAATTACAGTTTCGCTTTAGAGCGATGTTCTTGAACTTTGGCGTAGGTGGTTCTACACAAGAATTAACTAAGCAAGTTATGGATATCACACGTCCACAACTATCGTTCGAAGAAGTTACATTGGATGTTTACAACAGCAAAGTATATCTAGCTGGTAAGCATTCATGGACAGAAACAACAATCAACTTGCGTGACGATGCTCAAGGTAACGTTACTAAGTTAGTTGGTCAACAATTACAGAAGCAAATGGACTTTGTTGAACAAGCATCCGCTGCATCTGGTCAAGACTATAAGTTCCAAATCAATTACGAAGTACTTGATGGTGGTAACGGCGTATTGACACCTACAGTTCTAGAAACATGGGAATTGTATGGTTGCTTCATCAAGACAGTTAACTACAACAACATGGATTACAAATCAAATGAGCCAGCAACAATTCAGTTGCAAGTTCGTTTCGATAACGCAATTCAGTCTCCATTGGCTTCTGGCTTGGGTACTTCTGTTGGTCGTGCTTTCGGTGGTTCATCAGTAACTGGTATCGGTTAATAACTAATGTCATTTGTTTCGGATTTATTCAAAGACGGCGCAAAAGCATTCTTCGGCAATGAGTACTTGCGTGATTTTCAACACGCAAGTAAAACTTTCAGAGCCGATGCGTATGCCAATGCACCTAAGTTTAAGTTTCTCTTTCACGTTTACTTTGACATAAACCCAGCAATTGGCAATTTCATGACCTGGGACAAAAAACAAAACTTCGGGTTGAATGTTAAAACCATTCAGCTTCCGAAGTTTTCCTTTGACCTACATACCATGAATCAGTACAATCGTAAAAGAATTGTACAGACAAAAATGAAGTTTGATCCTATCAACATTACCATGCACGATGATAATGCAGGTATGGCGAGAAAACTTTGGCAAGGCTATAGTTCATACTACTATAAAGATTCTGCCCAAGCAGGTGACAATCAACCTACAAACAAATCAGCGGGTACTAGCTCATATGATATGACTAAACGTAACCAATATGCTGACAGTTTAAGTGGCTATGATGATTGGGGTTATGTTGCTGAGTCTCCTTCGGGACAAATGAAACCTAATTTCTTTAATGCAATCAACATCTTTGGTTTCAACCAACACAACTTTGTATTATACCGCTTAATGAATCCATACATTGAAAGTTTCAGTCACGATACGTATGACTATGCTTCTAGTGAAACAATGGAACATCAACTAACACTTCAATACGAAAACGTAAAGTACTATGAAGGTAAAGTTGACGGCAAGAAACCTGACGCTATTGTACAACTATTTGGTGAAGAAGCTCACTATGATAGAGTTACAAGTCCTAACAGCCGTGCCGGTGGACAAGCATCTATCTTTGGTCAAGGTGGCTTGGTCGATGCAGGCGAGAGTTTAATCGATGATGTAGCAAGTGGCAACTGGTTGGGTGCAATTCAGACTGCTGGTAGAACTGCTAATACATTCAAAAATCAAAATCTAAAACAACTTGCAAAATCTGAAGCGTTAACTGGTATCACTAACGTAGCGCAAGGCACACCTAATCGTAATTTACCATTCTCTTTCCCAACAAGAAACTCGACCGGCGGAAAGTAATAAATACTTCTACGAGGTAACACATGGCAAATATCGTAGATGCTCCAAATTCACAACTAGACAGTTCAACAAGACTGTTTGATTCCTTTTATAACTTCGAGTTAGTAATTGACGCTAACCGTTATGAAATTGTATATTCCACTCTATATGAGATTACTAAAAGCAAGTCAGTTGCTTCTAATTTCGTAACTATTCTTTTTAGAATTGCTGAAACAACGGGTGAAGATGTTCTAACGTTATTGGATACATTGAGAAACAAGTCGTTAGATGAAATGAACTATCAAATGGCTTTCTATTTGAATAGTATCAAAAGCAAAACAACATTGTACGGGATTAACGACCAACCAGTCCCCAATGAATACGTTCAACGAAACATAATTGTATAATGGCTAAGTGGGCACAAGGTATATTCGTTCCAACTAATCCTGCAAAATATGTAGGTAACAATAAGCCACGTTATCGCAGTGGTTGGGAGTTCACATTCATGCAGTTTTGTGATAGAAACGAGCATGTAGTTCAATGGGCTAGTGAAGCTATTGCTATCCCATATCGTAATCCTATCACAGGTAAAGCAGCTAATTACATCCCAGACTTCTTTATTGTCTATCAAAACAAGCATGGACAACAGATAGCAGAAGTTGTAGAAATCAAACCCAAGAAACAAAGTCTTATTGAAAGCAAAGTAGCTAATGCTAGAGATAGAGCAGTTGTAGCAGTTAACCATGCAAAATGGGCAGCAGCTATGGCATGGTGCAAACAAGCAAGACTAACGTTTAGGGTTATCACAGAAGATGACCTTTTCTACAACGGCAGACGCAAGTAATAAATACTACTATTATAGGATAGTAGAATGACAAAGAAACTCAGCGAACTTTTTGAGTTACCGACGACGGACGATTCACAAAATGAAGAAGTCATCGAACACCAGCAAGTTCAAGAAATAACAGAAGATGCGATGAATACCCTCGATAAAATCGAGAGTGCATTGCCCCAAGTGCGCGGCTTAGAAGCTAGTGACACTGAAATGGATGAACTTGCCCAGTTAGCTACTGAATCATATAAAGACTTGATTGACTTGGGAATGCAAGTAGATAGTCGTTTTGCTAGTGAAATCTTTAACAGTGCAAGTTCGTTTTTGGGACATGCTATCACAGCTAAAACAGCTAAAATCAATAAAAAGTTGAAGATGTTAGACCTTCAAATGAAGAAAGCACAGATGGACCACAAGATTCAAACATCAAAGGGTCCTGAAGAGATTGAGAACTCACCAATTGGTGAGGGTAGCTTAGTCGATAGAAACGAATTGCTCAAACAAATCTTGGGCAGTAAAAAATCCGATTAAGATAAATAATAAGATAGGAATATAAAGATGCGTAGCCTAAAACACTATTTAATGGAAAGCACTAGAACTTATCGCTATACAATTAAGATTGCTGGCGATGTAGACAAGAACTTTCTTGAACTGTTCAAGTACAACTTGAACAAATTCGATCCTGTAAAAATCGAGGATGCGAAGACTACTCCTGTTCAAAAGAGTCCATACGACTTCCCTGAACTAGAGAACGAAACAGTCACAATTATCAGAGCAGAATTCAAGTATCCTGCTACTGAACCAATGATTCAGCAAGTTGCACAGCACTGCGGTCATAACATCAATAAAGTTCGTGTATTCACAACTGACTTCACTGATTCAATTAATAGCGAAGAAGAAAAGTTTGCGAATGCCGACAAGTCAGAAGCTCTATTGTTGAAAACTGAATTAGAAGATTCAGGCAAAGAAGCAAGTCAAGATTACGCAAATCAATACTTAGACAAAGTAGTTCCTAAAGAACCAAGTATCGATATCCCATATGCGGGTCAAAAGACCCCAACAGCACCAAATAAGAGTAAAGAGGGTATCAATACTAAAGGACCTTTCTCAAGTGTAAAGCGCCCAGAGCGCCCAGCAACAGGAGCTCGTAAGTAAAATGGTCGACTTTACCGCCAAACAACTATCTTGGATTGT